TCACCCATTAGGTTTGGAAAGAGTGGTGTAGCCAACATCGTAATTGAGCCAGGGCAGCGCGCTCCCGGCATCGTTCACTTTCATACCAGGAGGAGCATTTTCAAAGCTCACTTTGAGCTCTGCAGGTTGACCGCGATTCAGAGAGACCGAAGGTGTGTAACGCCCCTGGGGAATCCCATCATCCATTCCAAGCAATTCCCGTAACCGGGGCATAAAGCCGTAATATCCCCTTGCGTGTTCTTTTTCACGCAATTTGCCGACAAGAAATTCCCCTTTGTTTTTCCCTGATTCCGAAGCCTGCTTCTCCAAATCGTCTAACTGCTTAAACATTGATAATGCAATGCCAATAGAGACGGTCATTGCACCAAGGGAAGATATTTTCCCAAGTACCCCTGATAATGACTGGGCAGTTGTTAAAGCCGCTCGAAGGGAACCCACCGTATTAATCACGAACACCCCACCCATAATTGTTGAGATATTCGTAATCATCGTTTCCCAGCCACCCATTGTCTGAACAATCTTATCCAGTTCAGTCCAGGTTGATTTAATAACTGGCCCTACATCATCCCAGTTATTAATCACAAGTGCCGCGCCCAGCGTAAGAAGTGAAATAACCTTTCCTAAGGTCGACATTTTCATGACACCTTCAAGGATCCTCGCAGCCCGAGATACCGCGCCAAAGGCAACACCAACGCCTAACAAAGTGGTGCCAAAGGCGAATGTTTTTTTAACAATATCCGGGTTAGCCCTAATATACTGTCTGAACTGCTCAAGCACCGGCTGTACTTTTTTGGTGAGCTGGACAATATATGGCAGAAATATAGACCCGATCGTTATACTTGCGGCATCAAACTGATTCCTGAGAAGTTGAACCGCGTTCTGAGTCGTCTCTGCTCTTGAGGCGTATTCTTTCTGCATTGATCCGGCATACTCTTGTGCATTACTCACCCGGTCAAAATTGGTTTTCAGCAAGCTGAGATTAGTCAGCAGCGGCATAATTGCTTCGGCTGATTCAGATCCAAATAGCTTTAGAGTTGCAGCCTGCTGTTTGTATTCGGGTAATTTCCTGATTGAATCCAGAACTTTAACGATAGTGCCTTTGGCGTCCTTCTGCATGTCTTTGGCAAGCTGGGTATTATCGAAACCAAGCACTTTGAAACCAGCGGCCTGATCTTTAGTCATTGCTTTGCCAGCCGTGAGCGCCTTGGTCAGGTTTTTAATGCCTGTTGAGGCAACCTCTGATTGCACACCGACCCCGGTAATTGTTGCCCCTAAAGCAGCAACCTCACCACTGTTTAGACCTGCAGTTTTACCAATACTGCCCACCCTGGTAACCACATCAGAAATTTTCTTTGAACTGGCAGGACCGGTATTGCCCAGAAAGTTAATTTTATCAGCAAGAGTGACGACCTCACCTTGGGTCATTCTGAACGCAGTGCGCCAGGTTGCCATCATCTGGCCTGACTCTTCCGCCGTCTGATCAAAGGCAATACCCATTTTTACCGCATCAGTGGCAAATCCCATCAACTCTTTTCGTGCAATTCCCGCCTGCCCACCCGCCGCAACTATCTGCCCAATCCCGTCAGCAGCCATAGGTAGTTGGGTGGAAAGCTTCAGAACAGCCTCGCCCATATCGGCAAACTGCTTGGCGTTATCAAAGTCCACCACCTTCCTTATATCGGCCATTGTTGACTCAAAGGCCATTGCTTTACTTACGGGTAACGCAAAGGCGGTGGTCAATGCAGCCCCCATCGCAAGCGCTTTAACAGCAACATCCCCGGTTTGCTCCCTGAATTTTTTGATGCTCTTTTGCATCTTTTTAAGTTCAGGTGACAATTTGTCCACGCCGGTGATGAGGGCCTTTAGTTCAAAATCAGCCACGATTCATCTCCTCATTTATTCTTACAGCCTCTCTTTCCAGCTCTAATAGCTGACTGAGAGGCTGACGCTTCAAATCCAGCGGGTTAACCCGCCAGAAATGTGCAACATTGTAGAGTCGCTCCCTTAGTCCTCCAGGTTCGCCGACCCCGTAAAAAAACCAATTACGGCCATACCAACACTGAATACATCACCCGGTGTCATTTGCTTTGCGGATGATCGGGGAATACCAGCAAGAACAGGGATGTACTTCAGGGCAGACGCCGTATTCAGATTCATTTCGCCGCTGGCGGTATAGCTGAATGGAATACCGAGCGACTCAATTTCGTCATAAGTGGGTTGAGGACGAGCTCGAAACCAGGTACAAGCCAGAGTGGGATCGTTGTGACTTGCTAAAAATTTGCCGGTACCTCTATCTCAGCAATTGCTTTGACCACGAGTTTTGGGAAGTACTGATCAAGAACGGTGACTGTCCCGGCGAAGCACGCAGCATCATGCGTGTTCTTGATCGTGCTGAAGATATTTATTTCATGTAGTTCCATCAGGCCTGGTTTTATCCCAGGCCCTTCTATTATTTTTCACTCAAGAAGTCAGGCGGGGGCACCATCTTTCCGCGATACTCCTGCAAATGCTCAATCAGAGCATCCAGTTGCTCACGATTTGTAGCAAAGATTTCTCCTGATAAAGTACTTCGGACATAGTCATTATGGTCTATCCAGAAGAATGCACCATCAGACAAAGCCTTTCGGTATTCTTCGGTGCGCGTAGTGACAATATCCTGAAGGCGATAGCGCTCTTTGTGCTCGTTAATTCTCTCAAGTAATACACGGGTATATGCCACTTCATCATTTTGATTTGCCATCTTGAAAATCCTCACAGAGTTATAAAATTAAAAAATATGCGTTTAAGTGTTCACCTGTTCACTCTATGAATATTTATCAATTAATTCATAGTGTTATATGATGAATACTAATCTTTCAGGTGTTCACAAGTGTTCACCCTACCCTTCACCTTTTTGGCAAAACTAAACAGGGTGAACAGGTGAACACTTGGTGAATACTTCATAAATAGGTGTTCACCCCTTAACACCATGTTATTAATAAGTTTTTTAACAGGGTGAATACTGGTGAACACTTCGCCTATAAGTATTACTACGGCACCTCGCTATTTGAGGAACCGCCACATGTTGGCATCCAGTCGTCCGAGTCATCGCTGAGGGTTACGTTAGACCTGATGCCCGTCTTTGTTTTCCGCTTCTGATATTCCTTGCCGTACTCAGCCATTGCGCCTGGCATATCGGTGCCGAACCTCATAAGGGATACCGGCTTAGTTAAACCGTTTGCCCGCATGTAAGTCAGATAGGCATGGTAGAGGTACTTACGCGGGCTGAACGGGATAACCTCGGCATTACCTATAAACATCCCGTCGCACACAACCGACGCCATGAGATAGCCGCAGAAGTCCACCAGCGAATCACCCTCACGCTTGATTGCCAATGCCTCCTCTGACTTCTGCTGATCATGCAGCATCTGTTTTGCCACGCCCTGATCAGCGAACCGCGTAAGAAGGTGGCGAATGACCACCGCCAGTTCACCCTCTATCTTTTCTGCCAGCAGAGGATCACGCTCATTTTCTGGCACCACCTCTGAGAAGTTGAAAATGACCCGGCGTCGTGAAATGCCCCCGCTTCGGTCGCTGAACGTCATGGCGTTGTTATTGACCGCCAGCACCACCGCAGGAATACGGGTTGAGTAAGGCGCTTTGTGCTTCGGGTCGATAGAGACCTTATCGCCGCCAGTGATCGCCTTTATCCCCGCACCATCCCCGGCGTAACGGGTCATATCAGGCATGATGATAAGCGAGTAGCCCACCACCAGCGCCCTGTCCCTCGGGTCTTCCAGCGCCCTCATGCTGGCTGATACTGTATTGGCCTTGCCCGCCAGCATGGTACAGATCTCAGCCATGACGCTCTTGCCGCTTCCCCCTGGCCCCGTAACCTCAAGGAACAACTGCCAGTCGTACCGGTTCGCCAGCACCAGAAACAGCGCCGCCAGTACACGATCAGACTTACGGTCGTTGTCAGCAACTGAACGGCGTAGCCACTTCCAGAAGTTAGGCGCATGACTGGCAAGCGTTTCACCCTCTGCTGGTGGGCTGAACGGAAGTTCGCTCGCTATGAGCAACCAGTCATCCTTCTTGTGCTCCCTGAATTGCCCTTCACGGGTATCAAATACCCCATTGCTGAACCCGATCAGATTTCTGGCCGTCAGCCCCATAACCGGGAGGCTTAACTTCATCGTCTCAACCGCCGATTTAATGGCGTTCTGCGAGTAGGCCACGTCAGCCTCAATGAAGATCTGAGCCATATCACGCTGTAGCTCCTTATCCGGCATCGGAATCCACACCACGCCGTTATAGTAGTGAACCGTGTCAGAATCAGCATGGATAGCCAGATCACCATTATAGTGATTCAGCAACACCTCTCCGCGCTGGCTGGCCCCCATCTGGTTAAGCGCTGGCGCAACCCATTCCCGCATAGGCTCTTTCTTGTTTACAGGCAGATTGACTATGACGCTTTCACCGCGTGCTTGTTCTTCCCGATAGCCAGGCAAACGTGACGACCAGTCCTCTATCGGTTTAGGCTCATACATGCCGTTGAATAAGCGGGCCTCCTTCACACCCGCCATCGCCAGCTTACGCGCTATAACTGTAAGGTGCGCTTCGCCGATGTCCCCAGCACGGATCACCCTCGCGTATTGACGACCATCATCGACAATCTGGAGACTATCCAGATCCACCAACTGCTTTTTACCCAGGTAAACGGGCGGTATATCGTCACCTGCCTTTTTGCCCTCGCTCTCGATCCAGTGTTGGGCATGAGCATACGCATCAGCGCCAGCAAAAATGATTGCCTCAGTAAATTTATCTTTTGGCAGGCACTTAACGTTAGGCGCGTTTTTACTTCTCATTTAGGGATTCCTCCGCTCATCTGGAACTTGCCAAGCAGTGGATGGAACCAGAACGCCGAGCCGTATTTTCGCTTGGCGCTGCGAAGCACCTGGCGGGCCGCTTCCCTGAATTTCTCATCAGGCGCAACAAAGCCACCTGATTTAAGTTTGACCAGCATCACACCCGTGCCTTTTGCCAGCTCCTCAGCCTTTTTGGTAGAAATGCCATGCTCAGCGGCCAGCGTTGCAACTGGGGTCATGCCAGGAGGAATTTCACCCCCCTGGCTGTCGGTAAGGGCGCGGATTTGCGCTTCGAGGTAAATAACCTTATCCACCAGCAGATCAACACGCTTTTCCAGCTCGTTGAATTTGACGTCACTGATCATTCTTCGGCCTCCTGAGCGTCAGGATAAGAAAAGGTGGAAAGGTCCAGTGAATTTGCCAACTCATCAGAAAGGCGTTGAGCAAGGCCTGTTAAGCTCATTACATGAACACGTTCTTGCTCACCTTTGATAGTTGATAAATACGCTGCACATGACAGGAGTGCTGCGACCTCCTGAGCCAATAACAGCAGGTCTTTTTGGCTGCGGTAGGTGTAAAGGTTATCCATTTAGCACCCCCGTGGAATTCTGCTCTGTCATGCTTACCGCCAGTTGATCAGATACCCTTCTGGCAAGACTGATGAGGTTTTCACGCTCAATCTGATGAACATCATATTCTTCGATAACCAGCAACAAGGACGCCAGTTCGCACGCGATCGCCGTGGTTTTATCTGTTGCCTCACGCATGGTTCACCCCACCTTTTGATACCTGATCAGAAGCTCGGCAGCGCTTAACCTGCGCCTCATCAATGAATGCGCAATCGACACCATCAGCTTCAAGACCGATGCACTCAGCGGCATTTTGAGCACGAAACCAGATTGAGTTCAGGGCGGCTGCAATCGTCTCTGTATTACTTTGCCCCTCTGGAGTTTCAAGCCATGCAAGGGAGAGGCGGGCAAGAGAAACAATTTCACCAAGTGCCTGCTGAGCAAAACAATCCATATCCCGCACCGCAGAACAGAGAGAATTAAGGTCTTTTTTAGGCATGGCGCACCTCCACATCCTTCATGGAATTGAGAACTTCATAGATCTCACTAGAAATTCTTCGAAGTCCGCCTATTGCCCGCGAAACATCAGCGCTTTCCATTTCACTTGAGGCAATCTCAAGCGCAATCAGCAGCGTATCCACCTCACTGGTTATCTGCAGAGCCTTTGCGAACTTGTTGTTGCTCTCTAAAGTGAGCTTAGCCATGGTGAACCTCCTGAAAGGCAGCGCTGTCGAACTCCCACCCACGGCGGGTGGTGTAGTCGAAGAACGCAACACGGCAAGGGGCATGAGCGCGGATTTTGGCGGCAAAGACCAGGCTCCAGCCAGGGAAAGCGTCGCGGGCTTTATCTTCCGTGTCAGCATCAAAGCGCAGCACTACGGGAGTGCATTCAGGGGTATGGTCGGGGGTCGCCAGGAATAACCATGTAAATTCCGGGCGTGTTTGGGTAGACTGATTGTCAGCCATAACTGTTACCTCACTTAACGGTTTGTGGTCAGAGGCCCAGTTAGTGTTAGCGCACTGCTGGGCTTCGCTATTTACACACCTTAACTCAAACAAGGTGTGCACCCACCTTACAATTAGGTGTGCACCCACGTCAATAGTTTTAATTGCCATTTTTATAGTGTATGGTGTGCTCACACCTAATTTAAGGATGACACTGATGGCAACGGGCAACACCAACAATAAGTCGGCTAAAAAACACATCCGATTTCCCCATGAGCTCATAGAAGAAATTGAAGAATGTATTGACGCTGATAAATCAGAAAACCCAGGCTCTAACTTTTCAGCGTGGGTAATTGATGCTTGCGAACGAAAGCTAAAGACCTCCCAGAAAAAGAAATAAAAAAGCTGAGTTAAATCAGCATCCTCAAAATTGAGGCGTTTGCGATACCCAAAAGCTGGGTAACGGTAGGTATGGTGATTTCCACCATCGGTATTTCCCCAGTTCTGGGGAGATAGGGTGTGCGCCAACGGCGCGCTTACAAAATTATGCGTACTGGGATTAACTACCCGGTATTTGGGTTGTTTAACCAACACAACGATATTGGGTTGGTATCCAACTAGCTTTGAGATAGTCGGATTTGCACAACTCTTAAAGATTTGCGCTCCTGTCATTCCGGGAGCGGTCAGGCTTTGACCAACTGAGTTAATGCGGATAATATGTGCTTTCGAAATGCAAGCAGAACAACCGCCGAAGGTAAGAATGCCCTGCACGGCAAACGAACCTTCAATGTAGTAGCACAGGCGACCTCCTTTGGTCGCCTTTGTTTTATCTGACATGCCCCACCCCTTACGCCGTCTGACGGCTCTGCTGCCAGGCAGAAACCTCGGAAAGAAGCCAGCCAACAGCACGACCACCCAATTTGCGGCGAGCGGGAAACTGCCCTTCCTTTTCCATCATGTAGCGGGTCGTGCGGCAGATGCCGGTTAACTGTCGGCACTCAGCCTCACGGATAACACGTTCTGCAGGTGGGGATGGTTGTTTGAAATGATTCATATAAAAACGCCCTCGTTCGTTAAAGTTCGAGGGCATTTAAAGGCAGTATTAAGAGTGATTGGGTGATATCACCTGAGTCAGTAGTGATATCACCTGCCTAAATATTTCTGCCATGTTTGGCGGTGGGTTTCCGGAAGATCGACGCCCTTCCTCGCAGCTGTTGCTTCAAGGATGTTTATGATTTTTGAGACAGGAGCATTATCAAGATCAACATCGGACATATCATCAATCAGGCTTAATAAGCACTTAATTAATTCGCCTTTTTTAGCTATCGTTTTCCCTGACTCATCCATTGACGGGAATGAAGGGGTTTGTTTGATGTCTTCCAATTGTTCAGACATTACACAAAGGAATTTCTTAGAGATCCTCAATTCCTTTATAAAAGTAACAACAATCGCCTCTTCTGCAGTTATATCTGGCTCAGTTGAAATTCCTGATAATGTGAAATAATCGTCTTCATCCGTAAATTCAAGCCCTATACAGTCAATTGGTCCGATATAGAAAAAACCCTTAACCCTTTCAACATCATAACCGGAGCCAAAGCCTTTCTCACTTTTTATTTGATTAGAAAATGTAATGCGCCAATGCTCATCCCTTATATCAGTTGCATTACCGAAATCATCGCTGAATCCAAATGGTGCATGCATAATCATGTCTCCAGCATCATCACCTTTCTCTATATCACAATAAAAGCATAACCTTAGCGACTCAGTTGCAGCATAATGAAAAATATCTCTTGTCGAACATTGCAATTTTTGAGCAGCAACGTCAACTGGGTAATATAATCTCTCAGGAAGAGCATGCGTCTTCTCATCAATTTTTTTCATTTTGCCATCTCCAAAATAGCAACGTTAGAATAGTCAGAGGAAATAACCTCTAAACGCTCCATCCATTTATTCAGTGCGTCCAGTTTCTCGGGTAAATACTGGCTGCGGTTATATACGGCCATCACACCGCCCAGCGTATGGCCCAGCAACTGCTCAACCACATGAGGTGCGATCCCCATATTGTTTAACGTGGTGGAGAACGTGCGGCGCAGGTCGTGAAGCGTCCAGGGCTCGGAATGCCCCAAGCGTTTATAAATGCCTCTTCCCCACTGGCTGACGGCTTCCGGTTTCTTCATCTCGCCCAGCAGTAAGCCGGTATCCCTGTTCTGCTCGATCAGGTTAGTGATGAACTGGCGTATAGATGCAGGTACGGGGCGCAATATTTTCACGCCGCCTTTGCTGTGCTCCTTTGGCACTGTCCAAATCCAGTCTTTGGTATCCCATTCCCCGACCGTTGAAAGCCTCAGTTCCTGAGTACGACAACCGAACGCCACCAGCAAGTGAAGCAGCGAGGCATAGTAAGGCTTGAATTTAAGGCCTGCACTCTCTCGCCATATGTCTGCTAATTCCTGCCTGGAATGCTCTCTGTCGCGTTTCTCCTGCTTTTTGCCCACGTCATCAATGGTGAGATCGTTTAGGGCGTTGCTCGACGCATAGCGATGCACACGGCAGAATTTCAGTGCTTGCTTACACATCTGCAGAAGATAGCCCGCTGCAACCGGCGCATCTTTGCTGACCCGGCTAAAACACTCCAGCCAGTGGCGCGTCTCACACATCGAAAGCGGATAATCTCCGATGTAGGGATAGATGTGTTTCTTGAGCTGCTCGATGTGCTTTTCAACATTGGTCCGACGCCGGGTGGCGTATTCCCTGATCCAATACTCCATAGCCTCTTTCACCGTGACAGGCTTTAAGGTTTCCTGGGTGGTAATGCTCAACTGGTGTTTCGGGTTCTTACCTTCGGCCAGCCAGGTGCGGCATTGCTCCCGCCTTTCTCTGGCCGCTTTCAATGACAGGTCAGGATAGTTACCCAGCTTGATGCGCTGGGGCGTGGAGGTACGACCACCAACCCGAAATGTAAAGTACCAGGTAAGGATGCCGACCTTCGAAACTTTTATGCTCAACCCGTCACCGTCTGCGTAAAAATTTTCACTTGGGCTTTCCCGCCCGAGCATCTTTCTCAGAGATGTATCACTCAGTTTGTTCGTACCACCAGCCATAAAAACCTCAGTTCATTCGCAAGACTGACTACACCACTGACTACACATCTCAATGTTACACCATGAACGACAATGAACATAGGCGAGCAATAAAAGATAATTTATCTTTCTATATCATGCATATGGGTGAACATTACCAAACGAACGTGAACTATAAAAAACGTAGGTTTTGAAAATACGGCATGAACTGATACTAATCAGTTAAATGTTTGTTTAAAAAGGCGCTACTCGGCATGGGATAGCGCCTTTTTTATTGCACCGACTCCTGCACTCTCATTTCTCGCCTTCCTGAACAAACCGGGAAAAAATAAAAGTATCATCAATCTACGGGTAAAAGCCCATAGTTGCGGGTCAGAGCATATATATAGTCGCCAGGCACGTAAATAACAGCGAATACAGAAAGAACAGATGAAGAAAAATAATCTAAATGGATGAATTTAATAAATAAATCCTGCTGACGCTTTATGGGAAAAATTTAACTTTAGGGCAGCATTAAGACGTTGCCTAAGCCAGCAAACAAAAGAATTCATCCTCGTCTGATAGCGCAATCTGTTTATTACCAGGCCCACCGCGAAAAACTTATCTTTCCTCATCTTTTCCCATCAGGGATTTCGTGTATATTCGCAACGGATAAATGCGAGATAAGGATATGCGGAATGATTAGAAAGTACTTCTGGCTGGTAGTTTTTGCCCTGTCAGTCCTGTTACTGGACACATTGCTTATGCAATGGGTCGAGTTCCTGACGACCGAGGTCGATAAGTGCCGCAATATGAATTCCGTCAATCCACTTAAACTGGTGAACTGTACCGAGCTCGACTGA